CATCAACAGACCTTGGGTAGGATTACTCTGATCACTTGCCAAAGGCACTGTCATACGTGTTAATGATGATACGGCCATTTTTCTCTCCTGTGTTGCATTTATTTATCAGATTCTGAAACCAAAAAAATAGGGCCGAAGCCCTATTTTTATTTTTGTGTAATCTATTACACGTTTTGACTGCTTGCCACGTTGCCAGCAGCAATTTCGCCAGTGTTCTTGATTCGAACTGGAATGTAGATGAATTCTACTGCCTTAACTGGTTCAATTGCAATGTCCACATACAGTTCGTTTCTATCGATTCGAGCTGGTGTGTTGTTGCTTTCGTCACAAACTACCAGGTAGTCATAGATACCACGCTTGGCAACCAAGTCATTCATCAATCCTTCAATTGACTCTTTGATTTCATCACGTGTTAATGTATCGTTTGGTTCAAACACAAATGTCTTACCAATTGTTTCCAATCTTCCACGAATAAACGCAATCAGTCGAGCAACGTTGATACGATCAAGTGCTGATGCGGTTGATTGACTTGTCTTATTACCATAGTTGGTGATACCGACACCTGGAATAAACGTTATTGGGTTGATGTTATTTTCATACAGCGTATCACGTAATCCTTGTCGAATTGCTGTTTGCTCAAACTCACCCGTGTTAGAGTTTATATAACCAAGTGTTGTAGCATTATCTACTGTACCACGACGTGTACCGGCTGGTGCCAGCCATGGAAACGCCACGTCATCACTGCGTACAATAGTTCTTAGCATCATATGACTTGGTGGCTGTACAACAGTATTTCCACTGAGATCAGTTGTCTGACAACTTGGATAGAACACACCAAGATATGGATCGTTGCTTACAAGTCCGCCCTCACTGTCAGCGGCAGCACTACCTGAATTTGTTGCCCAAGCAATGATGTCTGTGCCAGTATCTGCAAGCCTTAATGGAGTATCACCAATAACAAATGCTGTGTTATTACGCTCGTTGTTCAGTGCTACCATGTTTGCCATCAACTCTGGATAGTTAGGAGCGGCAATCAAGTTGAATACTCTTTGCTCTTCGCGCAAATCCTGATTACCATCAATGCTTGCTTTCATGGCTGCTACAACCAATGCACGTTGCGCTTTACGTCCCATATAAGGACTTCCATTGTTTTGCAATCCACTTGCTGTTACCCATGCATCCTTCTGTGTAGGAAGTGAATCATCTGGATAATCTGTGGCATTAAAGTAATTTACTTGGAAACTCTTTACGTTAAATCCACTGCGACGTAGGTTAAACGCTAGAATACCTTCCGGATAAAGGCTTGGATCCGGCTTGTCAATGTCAACATAGTTGCTGGTTAACAAACTCTTGGTTGTTGGGATATCGTCAGTGATTGGATCGGTAGTTCCGTTTCCTGCCCAACGCATGTCCGCAAACAATACACCGTCTTGAGTGGTTTGGTCTGCATTGTCGAGTAGAACCCACTGATCAACACTGCTAACGCTCTGCCAACGATATAGTTTAGGCCAATTTTCAAGATCACTGCTGTCTAACCATAGATCACCATACACAAGTGCGCTTAGTGAACTATCGTTCTGCGTAGTTGGTGCGGTTGCCGCAATGATTACACCATTTGCGTTAGTTCCGCTTAGATCATAACCACGAACATCATTGGTTACGTTTTGATAACCTTTCCACGTTCCGCCATCTTGGATCATAATATCAACCTGGTCGGTTGCACTGTAGTACCAATATGTACCTTCAGCTGGATCTGTACTTGGTGCAGTTGAATTCGCCGTGTAACTATCTGTACCGCCGAGTGCAATCCAATTACTAAGAATTAAGTCACTACTATTGCCTGCACGAACACCTGTAACTGTTGTATTAAATCCTGCATCTGCAACGGGAGTTCCAGAAGTATCTTTAAGCACAATTACTCCACCAAGTGTGTGTTGGATATTAACCGCCCCACTTGATGTTACGCTGGCTGTTGTATTTGCAACATTAGCGGCTGTAAATGCTTCAACAAAGTCCGCCGCAGTTGTACCACCTAGTGTTGCTGTTACAGCCGTTGTAAGTGTCACACTGTTTGCAGCACTTGCCTGAATTGTAAATGTTTCCAAACTTACAAAAGTTGGCGATGTGTCCTCACCTGTGATGCTTGTAGCACCAGTACCATTGCGTTCAAAAATCTTTAATGTAAGTGTGTAATCTTCATCAACATCATACTGTGCATAAGTTGCTTCACTGGCAATGTTTTTGCCACCTCCACTTGGATCAAGATTCTTATTTGCACTTTGATCATTTTGATAGATTGGGCAACTTTGTGCATCGAACACACCAGTTGTACTGTTATATTGACTTACAACAAGATTAGCACCATTGTTTACATTGGTTATCTTGCCCCAAACACTACCAGTCGGATGTGGTTCAGTATCTGTTGTTCTCCACAATGGATTGGTGTAGTGTGGACTTTGTTGTACTACAGGTGCATAGTAGATCCTTGGTGTAATGCCTACATCTGTCAAAATAGTACCTGATACGTTGCTGATGTCACAAATACCATTACCATCATCGGTTGAACCATCATTTGTTGCGTTGCCGTTTAGGTAAATGTTCAACTTGTTGCTTACTACTTTAGCAAATACACCTGTTATAGCCGCATCGTTAATATCAATAGCAAGGCTAGCCGCAGTTGTACCTGATGCTGTGATGACTGTATCGTTAAGGCTGATCTTGTGTCCTGCAGTAATTGTTGGACTTGATACAGTACCGGTCACTGTTGGCCAACTCAACTTCCAAGCATTACCACCAATCAGTTGCCAACTATTTGCTGCAACTTGCTCTGTGTCACCAGCGGTAGCGGTTGTAGTAAGTCCGCCAGACTTAAAGTAACCAGGGTTATTTGTGTTTGTTGCAACAATAGCATAATCGCCAATGCTACCAATGCTAGCCTTAGGTACACCACCTGACAAGTCGTCTGTGCTTGTAATCACAGTCGGAACTTTGTTAGTGAATGTGTTAGTTGTTGCACTCCATTCAAAAATGCCCCATGTAGTATCGCCTGTGTCTAACCACCAAGCACCGTTTGCTGGTGCACCGGTTGGTCTTGTTAGGCTTGCACTAAGTTCACTTAGATCAATGTCTGCACGTTGAATGTATGCTCTGTTGCTTATACCAAGCACAGAATATGCTGCAAGCAATCCGTACTCATTGAGTTCGTATCCATTAATACTAGTACCCGCTGTGGTACTGTAAAAGAATGGATTACCAAATGTAGCTGCTAAGTCACGCTGACTTGTAATTAGGTACACTTCATTAGCGTTTGCCGCTGTTGTACCAGCCGCTACACCGGTCCCTGTTCCACTAATTTTGTTTTCTGCTGTTGCAATTAAAATAAACGGAACTGAATTCGTTGCTGCTGGTAGATAGTTACTCTCGTCTACGACGGAAACTTCTACTCCTGGAGAAACTAATGCCATATTTTTTCTTCCTATGTTATAAGCAATATTTATTCAATACCCCGTATAATTGGTGTTTGTGTTGCCCTTTGCAAAGGTATAAGTAAAAGCATGAAAAGACCGCTTTGTGACGCCTGTAAACGTAATCTAGCCGCAGTAAATTATATCAAGGAAGATGTGACACACTATCGCACTCGTTGCGACAGTTGTATAAGGAAGAAACGTAAAAAGAAACCAGCAAAGCCACGATGGATGCTTAATGGATACAAGAAAAAACTAATTTGTGACAGATGCAACTTTAGAGCAAAAAGTGGAAGTCAAATACTTGTGTACCATATTGATGGGAACCTAAATAACTGTGATTTTAGTAACCTTAGAAGTGTATGCTTAAACTGCACCGTTGAGGTAGTTCGACTTGAACTACCATGGATGGTTGGTGATCTCGCTGAAGACTAACGTTTGTGCAGGTCATGCACATATAGTTCAATCAATGCATAGTGCAAAACCTTAAGCAAGTCTTTACGATTGTATCCATCTTTCTTGCCGTAGCGTTGAGCATACTTCATCACATTACCAATACAAAAGCCATCTCCATGCCCTGCATCAATGATAAACTCTGTGGCTTGATACTTGTTTAGGCTGTAGTGTTCGCCGTAGGTTGCATCCACATACTGTTGGAACTCTTTTAACAGTTCGCCTTCGTTGTATTTGTAGTTGATTTTGCTCATTTAAGTTTTGTCACTCCTAGGTGTTTCAATGTGCTTTGCAGTTTAAGAATCTGTTGCTGACAATCATCTAGTGCATGATGGCTTACAGGTTGCTTGGGCAAGTTTGGCCATAAACTATAAACTGTTCGGGCATCCCGCACCTTGTAAAATTTCCAAGGCAAACCCATGTTATAACTTTTGTATGCATGTTCAATGATGTTCATATCAAAGGTTGGACCGTTTGCCCACACGAAGTCGCTGTTCCAGATTATTGGATGCATTTCTTCAAGGGCTTGTTTGAGGCTGATACGACCATCTTCGGCAAATGCTTCTTCTCTTGCCTCAGGTGGTTGGTTTGCCCACCATTGTAGTGTGCCTTCTTCGATGTTGCGGTCAGGCTGGCTGTCAGGATCAATTCGGGCGTAGTAGTGCCTATCATACCAACCGTCAGCAAACGGATCAAAAGTTTGCATTGCAATCGTAAGGATACAAGCACTAGGGCCAGTGCCTATAGTTTCAATGTCAATCATTATATCAGCCATACAAGTATTGTAAGGCATAATAGAAGTTTTGTCTACGGTTTTGTAAAACTCATATGTAGATGTTTATTGGTTGGCTTTTTATGACTTATTGGATGAACAAATCCTTTGCTGATAAAAAGTTCAGTGAGAGTGCGTTGATTGTATCCACTCTTATGAACATCCCATACTTCAAATTCGCCTTCTCTTTGATGTCCCCAGAAGCCAGCACGAGCATGATCCATGTTTTTTCCTTTTATCCATTGTGCAATATGATATTCCATATTTGGCACTGCAAGTTCACATATTCCGCCAGATTTGAGAATATCAAACCAAATGCCTACCAGTTTGTCAGCCTGGACAAAAGTTAGATGTTCAAGGAAGTGTCTACTGAAGATTTCGTCTACGCTACCTGGACTGACGTGATTGATGATCCCCCATGCTGGACAAACAAAATCTATACCAGGTAAATCTCGTATGTCGCAGGTCAGAAATCCTTCCTTGGTTGGATTTGCACCACAACCAAATTCAATTTTCATTTTGCCTTCTTGGGCTTACTAGGTTTCTTTGTTGACTTGCTCACCATGCGTACTACTTTTGATTTTGGCGCAGTGTATCCTTTGGTAAGTGCATTTAGACGAGCAAGTATCTTGCTTGCTGGATTTACACGTTTTGTTTTCTTTGCTTTGCGGGCTTGGCGAACCTTTGTGGTCGCTCGTGTGCGTTTCATTTGGGCAGCTTTAGCCATGTCTTTTGGTGCCGAGCATGCTTTTGGATCAGGTACAATGCGTCCCGCCTTGGGTCCACTGGTGCAACGATACTTGAGTTTGATTTTGTTGCCGCTCCGGCCCCATATCATTTTTTGCTCTTCAAGTTCTTCTGCTGATACAAACTCTTCTAAACGCATTAGCCAATAACCCAAGTAAGTGGTTGTGAACCATCAACATAATTCTTAAGTTCTTCAATTTTGCTGTCCATGATTGCTTGTCCTTCTGCTTTCATAGCCGCACCATTAAGTGCAGTACCACCTTGTGGCCCAGCAATGGTAGCAAATTTTTCACGGGCTTCACCAATGATTGATTTACTAGCACCTACCATGTAGTCTTTGATCCATTGACTGGTACTAAAATCACTGAGCAGTTGTATTTCTGGACGTAGATTGTAGGCCCAGATTAGAATTGTTTCACCTGTGCCACGTGGATCACGTATAAGTTGCAGTTGTTTTGTCACAGGATTGAATGTGTAGTTAACAAAGCCACCAAACATCCTTGCCGCAAGTTCAACATATTGTGTATAAAAATCATATGTTGCTAGTCCACCTGCTTGGTTGTAGTTGAGTAGATATGTGTTCAGTGTGGCACTGCTAAAAGGATCAAAACTGGTACTGAATGGTCCATTCATATTGCCAATAGTGCGACGAAATACCTGTCTTACACTTTGTACTTCTTGCGGAAGTGTGTAAACATTTACATCTTCTTCAAGTTCTAAGAAGTTATAACTTTCTTCGTAAGCATTTGTTGCCCGTTGACGGTATGTGCCAATTGTTTTGTCATAAGCCGCCTCAAAGTGTTCAGCATCAAGTTCAATATCGATGATGCCGTCACCAAGTTGCAATTTCACATAGTCAATGACATTGCCTTTAAGTGTGTCTAGTGTTATATCGCTGGTATTTGCCATGTTACAAGAGCGTCCTTTCCGCTCTTGTATTTATTTTAATGTGCCTTTAAGATGATGATATGTTCGTTGCCACGACC